CGTCAGAATCGCAAGATAGCCTAGTGCTGTTATTTTCTTCTCCGAAATCTATAATAATTTTTCCTGTATCAACATCGAAAATCCTATAGTAAACTTTGTCTAAAGTTTTTGACTTAAGTTTCCTAGGTAGCTTAGAACTAATATTGCCAGCAGCAGTTACGTCTCTACAAAAAACCCTGACTCTTGTTTCTTCTTTTTTTGAATACTCTAAATTTAAATTTGTAGCGTATAAATCAAAATCGCTATTATCCGTTGGGCTTTCATTCACAGTACCTTTCTGTATTCTTACAGACCCTGTATGGAAAACTAAACTTCCATCTAAACTAGACCAATACGTTGTGAAATCTAAATAACCGTTTTTATTTAATTTATCCTGTATTTTTGTGTCAGAATTATAGTCCGCATCTATAGAGCTCGGTATTGCGAAGGAACAAGAATACACACCAGCTGTTGGGGAAAAATTAGCAGAAGAAGAGTGTTGCGAGACTGTAAAAGTTTTTGTATATCTGCCCGACTTTAATTTAAGATTCATGCATTTTGCGCCTGAGATCTTCGAAGATAGCGCGCCAGATCTAAAGTTATAAAAGCTTGAACCTAGTTTGTTTGATATAAAAAGAGAGCCTGTTGTATCGAAGAAAAAACTTTCATGATTATCTATTAAGCTGTCATCGAACGATAATTCTAAAACTGGTCTAATGTGTGGATTTGATACATGCCTAGACGCAAACCTTTTAACAAATCTAGTTTTTTTGTCTGTATCATTTGTTCCATCAAACGATATTCTAAATCCATGATCTGACATTTGGTTAGCTAAAGTTCCAGAGATAGCTCTAGTAACATCAATAGATAAATCTTCAACTCCGGTCTCAAAATGCATCGTGCCATATACACTTGATAAGCCGCTAGAATCTGCTAAATCTGCTCTTTTAACTACGTCAAGAATTGCGCCAGCATCGCCGGCTTGATTAGCTCCTGAAGCATACCATAGATTTATAGATCCATTAGCAGAAATTGACGCTGTTAAAAAATTTGTAACCCCGATGTCCGAAAAAGACGATATATCTCTACCTAAACCTTCGTCGAATGCCTGTGATAAGGGCATGGCAGCTAACGTAAAATTAGACGGGGAAGAATGGCCAGATGATATATCAAACATCTTTATCTTTGCGCTGAAGGTATCACTTGATAAATCTAATTTAGTGCCTAATAGTTTTTTTGCTTTGCTGAGATCGAACTTAAGCAGCACTCTTGACAATTCGTGCTGACTTCCTGTGCCTCTATACTCAGTTTCTGCATATAGTTTATATAAATCTAAAGAGGCCGCTTTTCCGACATTAGCATCCGAAACATATACATCGCCCACTATTTTATCGGTGATATAAGCATCTTTACTGCAACTACAAAAAATTTTCATAATTACACTGCGCCTCCTTCTATATCATAAATTGGATATTTTATTTCAAACATAGATCCGAGCGGTGGAGTAATAATCCCCATTTTAATGCTATTTTCGAAAGTAAACGATGCATTTGAATACAACCTGCTTTCGAAATATCCGGATATTGGATATATCCGGAGGTTGACTAGTGATATTACATCCGGATCGTTTATTATAACATTCGATGCATCATCTAGTAAAATTGGCTGGCCTATTTGAAAGTATTTAATGCTGAATTCTTCTGCAAGCCTAACATTGATCCTGTTTAAAACTCCTTCTCTTTCGATGCCTGGCCTTATTAGAACTTCGTATCTTATTCCAAAATTTATAACTTGAGCATCCATAATATCGACTGCATCCGATATCAATCTAAATTCATTTAAATATTTAGATATGTTTATTTTAAGACTATCTGGCGCAAGGACTAAAGAGCCTGATTTATCTCTGCATAAAAGATACAAAAGATTTGATAATGGGTTCGTAGGATTTGGTTCGACAGCAGCCCTAAAGACTCTTCCGAAAACAGAAGGCAGTGAATATAGCCTGGCCAACAAATCTTCTTTTGTAACAATTCGTTGCTGCATATTTCTAGAGGAAGAAATAGTTCTTCTTAACAATTCCATACTAGGAGGATTAGTACCGCCGCCGGCGGATTTCTTATTGTTAACAATAATGTTTTGTCTAACGAAAAGTGATTCCGATGCCTCAGGCCGGCCCCGAAAAACTATGCTGAGCGTCTCTATTGTATTAAGCGATTTTGGCCCTATGTTGTGCGCTATGCCGCCGCCGTGCCTGTATCTAACTGTTAAAGCTACAGAATTCGGTGACTGTCCTAAGGTTTGGGTTTTTAACAAACTGTTTGGGTCTATCGACAGTCTTTCGAACGTTGTTTTCCCAACTAATTCTAGAGCTATATCGCTAGGGTCTGGTAAAATATCATCATCCAGCGTATTCGGGTCGCCGGCGCCGAAGACTAGTTGCGTATTAGCAACATTACCAGAATCTACTCTCTGGAATCTTCTAGGAGCTGGCATAATCTCCAAATTATGACTAACTAAATCACGATCTTGCGATGTGTTGTCTACTGCCTTAAAAACTGTATCTTGAGTTAAAGATTCGACTTGGTGCCATTCATACCCATCTGAATCGACAACGCTTAGTATCTCCGTACAGTCTCCGTTAGTTAGCGTAATAGTTCTAAACGGAACATGCGTAGAATCAAACGAAAAAGACTCAGTAACTTCTCTGCCTGAGACACACAGGCCCGAGAGAGTCATTGCAAATACTTTAGGGTTGTCTTTGTTGTCTACGCTAGAAACAACGAAGCTAGCTTTAAAATTATCGTAAATATCTTTTTTTGCAAAATCTAAATCTTCTGTAAGCACGAACTCTATGCCATCAGGGCCTTCTATTACTGTTCCCTGCTGAACTACTGGTAAAGTAGACAGCTTCGGCTGATATTTGCTTCTAACTTTCATCGAAGGAACAAGCACAGTAAAGTCGATTATAACCGAAGCTGGGCTTGCGCCTATAGGTTTTATGCCGGCTCTCCTTAGATGATGTACAACATTGCCCGGGTTTAATGCTAACTCAGGATTTAATTCATTAAATAAATGATCCATATAAAAAGTTAACGAATCACCGACGACTGCAGCTAAATCCAAAAACATTCCACCAACAGAAACTTCAGTAAAATCATTAATTTTATCTGGGTAAAATACTTTTGCATGGTTCGTCAATGTATTTCGGAATGAATTGAAATCCTTAGCAGAAAACCTCTTATTTATTGTTCTTACATTGTTTTGTCTTACTTTAGTGCTCATGTTTATCCTGCTATGTTTAAAATAATTTCAAGTGCTTGATTAGTTAGATCTATTGCTGGAACTCCATAAATTAATCTTATCCCAGTTTTCGAAATTTCGTTATTGTTCCCAAGATCGCGGATGGGCTCGTAACCTTCGAGTGCGATAAAAGGCATAAATTTGCTAACTGCAGTCTGTATTCTAGACATTATTTTTTTGTCGCCATCTTCTGTACCAACTTCCCAAGCCAGCTCTTGTATGTTCGCACCGAAATGCGGCAGCATAATTCTTTCGCCATGGTTTGTATTTAAAAGATTTCTTAAATTATCTCTTAATTGACTTTCCGTAGAATAATGCATACTAAACAAAGACTTGCCTCCATCGTTAAAAGAAATAGGGGTCTTTATTCCTACAGGAATATCCAGCTTAGCAGTTGGGACTCTTTTTTTATAAGCCTCAGTAGACTCCCCGACTCCTTCGAAACTATAAACTTGCCTTTGTTGTGCCACTTTTAATCCTCTCTCATACTAATTATCACACACTCTTAGTTGATCGCGGGGTAATAATTTTATAATAATCGGCCAGTTCCTATCCCGATACCTCCCGGGAGCGTTACAGGGGTAGGTTGCGTTGGAATAGTACCGCCTGGGCCGGGCATCTGAGATGTAAGGGGAGATTCAACTAAACCTCCCTCGTATAAAATCCCTGTTATAACTATGGAAGATACGAAAAAGGCGTGGATAGCTTGTCCAATCGTTTCGCCGAGTTCTTTATTTATGACCTTATAATCCGCTTGGATCCTACCACCTTGTTCGGCTGCACGGTTATATGCTATTTCAATTTCGCTTGAAAGGTCGGGTATCGAGGCACCCAAACTAGTCAAGCCGATATCATCGCTGTGGGTTTCATTCGGACTTTTTAAACTATGATAAGTATTTATCAGCTCTTGAGTTATTTGATTGTTGATCATCATGCCGTTAGAGTCTAATGCAGTAACGAGTCTCATCGAATTATCACTGCTCCTCTCAACTATTATTTTAGAAAGTACAATATTTTCTCTATTGGCTGTGCTATTAATATCCTTTATAGCTTTTTCAAATCTGCTTCTGCTGATTTCTAAATCGCTAATCGAGGATATAGAAAGGCCTCCAGAGCTTGAAATAGTATCTGTGCGGCCAGAATCTAGATCTAGAATAACAGTTCCGCCGATCCCTATGCCAATACCAGTTTCGCCGGATGGCATCTGGGCAGGAGTTATTCCAGGGGGCAGGCCGACGGTAGGAAAACCATCTAGTTCGTTTTCTGTGTTCACTTCGGCTGTTAGTGCATAGCGGTATATTGTTCTAGACAAATCTTCGCCTAAATTTTCGTTTATTACTCTAGAGTCTGCCGTGGCTAGTTGACCATGTGCAACTATCTTTTCGTACGCTTTATATATATCTACCCTAAGAGTATCTATATCTAAATTTGATATTGTTCCAGTGCCAGTCCCTACCGTAGGGGAAATGCTTGGGCCAGCTGATTGCGTTATTATTGCTCCTGGGAGCACGAGATCATTAGTCTCAACAGTAGCTGCGCGCGCGTAGGTATCAATTTCCCTAGATAATTCATTAGACAGATTTTCAATGACTGTTTCAAATCCGGTTTGTGTTGAGCCGTCTTCAACTGCCTGATTTAAAGCTTCTTCTATCCCTATTTTAAAATCAGGCAATACATCGATAAGCGACATTTATTCACCAAATATTCTTTCAGAAGCCAACTTTAT